CTGGCCGAGATGATTCATGCGGGTCATCTCGTTAAGCCGCGGACGCTGGTGATTGACGTGGGCACGCAAGAGGATCTTCGGAACGTGAGGCAAATCGGAAGCGAGTTCGACATGAATGAGGTGTCGGCCATCATGAACCGGGAGCCTTTGAACGAAGCCGTAGTCCAGCATTGGCGCAAGCATGCGGGCGACCGGCAGACGGTGGTGTTCTGCTCGACGATCCTGCATGCTGAAGGCATCCTGGCCACGTTTTGCGCTGCAGGCGTTGCGGCCGAGATGGTGACGGGTGAGACGGCAGACGACGAACGCGCCGGCATGCTTGCACGCTTGGACGCCGGTATCACGCAGGTGCTCATAAACGTCATGGTCCTCACCGAAGGTTGGGATAGCCCGTCCGTCTCTTGTGTGGTCCTTCTGCGTCCCTGCTCGCACAAGTCGACGATGATCCAGATGATCGGGCGGGGTCTGCGTAAGCTCGATCCGGAACAGTATCCCGGAAAAATGAAATCGGATTGCATCGTGTTGGATTTCGGCACGAGCGTCCTGACGCACGGATCTCTTGAACAGGACGTCGACTTGACCGAGGACAAAGAAAAGCACGGCCTTCCGCCATTAAAGGTCTGCCCTGAATGCGGCGCAGAGGTCCCCATCCAAACCCGCGAATGCCCTTTTTGTGAGCATGTGTTCCCGTCATTTCGCCAGCCGTCCGTCTTGGAAGACTTCGAGATGGCCGAGATCGACCTCTTCAAACGCTCGCCTTTCCAGTGGAGTGCGCTCAATGGAAACGGCTCAATCATGGCGACGGGCTTTACCGCCTATGGCGGCGTATTCCCGCAAGGGGACAAATGGGTCGCGGTCGGTGGCACGCGGGGTCTACCCGCCAAGCTACTGCAAGTGGGCGACCGAGTCACGGCGCTGGCTTCGGCCAACGATTACCTGAACGTCAACGAGACGGAGTCAGCGGCGCATAAAACCCGCCGGTGGATCAACCAACTACCGACGCCTGATCAACTGCGATATCTGCCGGAGGATGTTGCCGCCAAGCCGCTCACGCGCTATGAGGCGTCCGTTCAGCTCTCATACCGGTTTAACAAACACAAGATCGACCAGGCGCTCGCCAAAGCTCGCGGGGCCATGGAGGTTACATGAAACTTGATCGCGCCAAATTATTGATCGACCAGGGCTACGCCGTCTTCCCCTGCGTCCCGAACGGCAAGAAGCCGATCACTATGCACGGATTTAAAGACGCCGCTCGTTCGCATTTTCGCGCCGGACAATGGTGGACGCAAACGCCCGAGGCCAATATTGGGATCGCTACAGGCGAAGCCTCCGGACAAATCGCCGTCATCGATGTCGACATTAAGAACGGGGCCAAGGGCCGTGAATCACTCGCCACGCTCAAAGGCATCGCGCCCACCTTGACCGCCTCCACACCCAGCGGCGGCTGGCATCTTTATTACCGTGCGCCGGGGCCTTTGCCGTCACGCAATGGGCTCTTGCCCGGAGTGGACCTCAAATCCGACGGCGGGTACGTCATCGGGCCGGGATCTGATATCGACGGCGTTCCGTATGAATTCCTCGACCCTTCGGTTCCTATTGCGCCCTTACCTGCGGCCGTGCTTGAGCTGATGACCACCCAAACCTCCAAACGTCGTGCGCAACCGCTCGATCCCGAAGAGTCCATCAGTGAAGGCCTGCGCAACGAGAAGCTGGCCAGTATCGCAGGTGTGATGCGGCGCAAGGGCCTCGGCTCCGATGAGATTGCCGCAACTCTTCATGCGGTGAACGCCAAGCGCTGTCAGCCGCCTTTGCTGGAGCGCGAGGTCGAACAGATCGCCGAGAGCATCGCCAAGTATCCGGTCCCAGTCGGATTCGGTAATGGCGACGGCCATGGCAATGGCAATATCAATGGCAACGGTCACCATGCGCCGGTAGACGATGAGGTCGATGACCGTCCACCGGGATTTACAGACGACGCACTCGCGCTGGCCTTTACCGACAAGCATACGCTCGATTGGCGTTATGTGGCGGCCTGGGGCGATTGGCTGCATTGGGACGGCAAACGCTGGCTCAAAGAAGCAACCCTTCGCGCTTTCTATCTGTCGCGGCTTGTCTGCCGCCAGGCGGCCGCCCGATGCGAAAAACCCAAGATCGCGGCCAAGGTAGCCTCCGCGGCGACGGTGGCCGCAGTGGAACGCCTGGCCAAGGCGGACCGAAGGCATGCGGCCACGGTCGATCAGTGGGATCAGGACCCTTGGCTATTGAACACTCCGGGAGGCGTCGTCGATCTTAAGACCGGGCAGATGCGCACGCACGAGCGATCCGATTACATCACGAAAGTAACGACCGCCAGCGCCGCTAACTTTGGCCGCCCGAACCAATGGATGGATTTCCTCGATGCCGTGACGAACGGCGACAAAGAGCTTCAAGGCTACTTAGGGCGCGTGGCCGGGTACGCATTAACCGGCAATACGGGCGAGCACGCGCTTTTCTTCTTCTACGGCACGGGTGCTAACGGGAAGTCTGTCTTTCTAAATACCCTGGCCTCCGTCCTCGGCGATTATGCGGTGAACGCTCCCATGGACACCTTCATGGAAACGCGCACAGACCGCCATCCCACCGATCTGGCAGCCTTGCGCGGCGCACGCCTTGTGACATCCATAGAAGTTGAAAACGGCAGGCGCTGGGCCGAATCCAAGATCAAATCCTTGACCGGTGGGGACAAGATATCGGCGCGGTTTATGCGCCAGGACTTTTTTGAGTACCGCCCGCAGTTCAAACTCCTGGTCGCCGGCAACCACAAGCCCGGCCTGCGTGACATCGATGAGGCTATGCACCGGCGGCTGCATCTGGTTCCGTTCACTGTGACCATCCCGCCAGAGAAGCGCGATAAGAACCTAAGCGAGAAGCTCTTGGCCGAAAAAGACTTCATCCTGCAATGGGCCATTGCTGGGTGCGTGGAATGGCAGGAACGGGGTTTGGAGCCGCCACCCTGCGTCGTGTCGGCCACGGAGGAGTACTTCGAGGCAGAGGACGTTTTAGGCCAGTGGATCGAGGAATGCTGCGTTATGAACTCCATGGTTAGCGCAAAAACGTCTGAGCTGTTCGCGGCCTGGAAGGAATGGGCGGACAAGTTCGAGGGGCATTCGGGTTCGATGAAGCGCTTTTCAGTGAATCTGGCCCAGCGGGGGTTCGAAAAAAAGAAGGACTGGCACGGAGTTATGGTGTTTAGCGGGATTGGTTTGAAAAATCAAGGGGATTCAAATGTTCGAGAGATTGTCCGCTAACGAAACCACGGAGGATAACGGAGGGTTTGTCGTAACCGACGTCACGCGCGTGCGTACGCGCATGCGTGAAGGGAGTTTCGAAGAAACCTCCGTTACCCTCCGTGGTGGACCCTCCTGGATGAAAGAGTCGACACGGTCATGATCGCTTCATTGCGCATCGCGAGCGGTCACCTGCTCTTCCTGCCGTTGTGTCCTTCGACCAATGCCCGGATGCAGCCGGTCCGGTTCGGTAATCGCTGCCAGGACATCCTGACCAAAGAAGCGAGAACCTACATCCAGGGGATCAGCATGGCGCTCAAGCTTTGGGCCAATCAAGTGAACTTCATGCCGATCCATGACTACGCCTGGATGGACCTCTGGTTTATTCTGCCGCGCACCAACTGCGACGCGCACAACTACGGCAAGGTCCTCTTTGATGCACTGGAAAACGGCGGCATCGTGACGAACGACAAGTTTATCCTGCCGCGCGTCATGGGCGTCTGGCATCAGACGCCGGGCGAAATTGTGATCAAGCTCCCCTGTCAACAATTTGAATTGTTGATGGACAGAAAAGGAACTGTGAAGTGAAATGAAAGCGACGCTTTACAAAACCAAGCCATGCCGATGCTGCGGGAAGACGCTCGCGCCGAGATACGCCAACGACCAAGTTCATCCGGAATGCTGGGAAATCTGGCGGCGGCTTTATCACAAGCGTTATCAGCAAAGGCAGCGCCAGGCTGAGCGAGCGTCGTATCTGGAGCCGGAGAGACTATGAAGCAAAGACGCGGGCCACAGAAACATTCGACCGAGAAAATCGAGAACGCCATGCAGATGATCCGGCGCGGGCAGAACCCGTTTCGGGTGGCGAAGGAAACCGGCATCTCGCGCTCGACTCTTCTCTACCACTTGGAAAAACAGCCGGACGACAAGTTCCGTGGTGGCGTCAATCCCGTCGCCATGCAAATCTACCGCATCGCCGAGATGTATCTCTCCAAGGCGAAATTGCGTCTGGCAAAGAATATCTTCCATGGCTCGCGTAAATTGGATGCAAAAACCTCGTCAGGCGTGTTGGCAGACTTGAATAAGTACCCGCTTCAGCCACCGGTCGGATCGCATGGCACCAAGCGTGGCGCTCCGCAAGCGGGCTCCGCCGATGACACCTTCATTTTCCGAGAGTTCGTTTATGCGCGAAAACAAGAGTCGTCGGCCAAGCCGAAGACGGACGAGGTCAGCCTGGCCGAGGCGACCCCCGACATAATCCAAACATCGAACGAGGCCCTGCCGGTCGATGCCGACGCCGCGCGAGGGGAGGAGTAAACGGTGCAACACAGGCATGCGTTGACTGGACATAATCCCCTATTATGTCCAGCTGGCGCTACCGTCGGAGAACAGCCGCAATGGCCGATTGTAAAAAAGCGTAAATTTTCGGCCCCCAGGCCCGCACCTTACCCCCTTACTTTTGTTTCGACACTTTCAGGGGTTTATGGTCCTAAAAATATATTGACACTTTTGGGTTTACCGTCTGAGAGTACTCGCTTTACCGACGATAGAGGCCGTCAACCTGGCGAATCCCTCCGAGGAGCGGTCCATGGTCACTGATGCCCAAGCCGCCCAACCGGAGATCGAGATGGACGATGAGGAGCGGCGGCTCTGGGACCTCTTTGTCTTTGCGAAGCGCATCCTCGGGTACGACCAGATCAATAAGCTTCACTTGGGATGGTTTAAGGCGCTCCTGGAAAGCCAATTCCTGCTCCTCCTAGCCCCGCGCGGGCATTTAAAGTCCACGGTGGTCACGACCGCCTACGCGCTCTGGCGGCTGGCGCAGAACCATGATGAGCGGATCCTGATCGTAAGCGAGACCTTGGGCAACGCCAGGACGCTCTTTGACGGAGTCAAGGCGCATGTCCTCACCAACGAACGGTTCCGGGAGCGCTACGGTGCCTGGGACATGACGGCTTCCAAGTGGACGGAAGACTCGGTGACAGTTCCCCGGACCAAATTCCACAAGGAGCCGAGCCTGTCGGTGGGCGGCGTCCTGGGGAACCTGGTGTCCTTGCACAACTCCCTGATTATTTTAGACGACCCGGTTTCCGACAAGAATTCCTATACCCCTCACCAGCGTGCAAAACTCCTCAATTGGTTTAAGAGCGTCATCCTGCCCGCCCTGGAACCGGACGGCCAGCTGGCGATCGTTGGAACGCGCTGGCATGCGCAGGACATGTACGGCCACATTCTGGAAGACGCGGGGTTTAAGAACTGGAACAAGATCGTGCAGGCGGCCGAGTGGAAAGATTCCGCAGGCAAGAGGCAGATTCTGTTCCCCGAACGGTTCTCGCTGGAGAAATTGGACGAGCTGAAAGGCACCATGGGCACCGCCAGTTATTACTGCCAGATGTTGAACGACGTGTCGGGGCAAGAAGGTTCGGACTTCCGTTTGGAATGGCTGAGGTCCTGCCGCTATACGGAACGCCCCAAGGACATGGCCCTTTATGTGGGCGTGGATCTCGCGGTCGGGCGCAAGGAAAACAATTCGCGGTTCGCCTATGTGGTGGTCGGAATTCCGGCAGGCGACAAGGACACGTACATAGTGGACGCTCACCGCGACCGGCTGATTTTCCCTGAGCAAGTCAAAGCGATTAAGCGGCTCTGCCACGTCTACAAACCCTGCTGCGTCTCGATTGAGAACAACAGTTATCAGGAAAGCATGCTACAGCTTCTCCGGACCGATCCGGAAACATCCCGGCTGCCTATCATCGGTGTGCCTACGACCGGAGACAAGCAGCGCCGGATCAAGAGCATGGCCCCCTTGTTTGAAAACGGAACCTTGCGGCTGCCGGTCGACCTGCCGGACCTGGAAGAAGAGCTTTTGCATTTCCCGCTTGGTTTTGACGATCTTTTGGACGCCACCTGGCTGGCGCTTTGGGGCATTCAGACCAGGAGGACTGAAGCCAAGATTCGGTTTGCTGACGATATATGAGCGAGGAAGAAAAGTGCCAACCAATGAAGCAGTGCCCTTGCTGCATGTTCGTGGTGCGCAAAGAAGCTTTACGTTGTCCGTCTTGCGGTTACGTCTATCGAAACGGTGAAGGAGGCTGCTGTGGGAATTAAAGAACGGATTGCCAAGGCTTTGTTTGCGGATGTGATCACCAGAGAAGTCGAGAAATCATCCCGGCAGTTGATCTCGTATTTGCCGGGGAACGATTCGAGCGGGGTTTTGCCCGACATCGACTTTGAGATTTTTAACGAAATGTTTGAGCAGACCTCCTGGATCCGCGCGGTAGTGGGCGTTATCTGTAAGGCGGTCACGGCGCGAGGCTACAGCGTCGTCCCCACCCAGCCAAACGCTGATCCCAAGAACGCGGAGATCCTTTTGAACTTCTTTACCACATGCAATCCGAACGATACCTTTGTCGAGATCTTGGATGACATCACGCGGGACGTCTACGTCTTTGGGAACGCCTTTATCGAGCTCGTCCGAGACGCCAGAGGCACGCCCCGCGAAATGTGGAACCTGGATGCCACGACGATGCGCGTCAGAGCCGATGAGCATGGCGCGATTCAGGGGTATGTGCAGGTCCCGCGGTATGCGACACGCGGCGCAAGCCAAGTCGATTTCGGAGCGCTGGACGTGATTCATTTAAAGCTCGGCACCAAGGGGTCAACCTTGTACGGGCTCTCGCCCTTGGTTTCGCTCATCTTGCCTGTCACGGTCGACAAATTCGCGCAGATTTATAATCGGGCGTTCTTTTTAAACGGCGCGAAGATACGCGGCGCTTTCATCATGAAGGACGCCACGCCGGAACAGGTGGAGAGAAACCGCGAATATTTGCAGGCGCGGGCGAAGAATCCAGATCTGGCGCATGCGGACCTGGTCTTGGAAGGGGCCATTGAGTTTAAGCAAATCGGCGTCAACCAAAAGGACATGGAGTTCTTGCAGCTCCGCGAGTTTACTCGAAACGAGATCCTGGCGGTCTATGGCGTGCCGCCCAGCAAAGTCTCGATCATCGAGACCGGCAATATCGGAGCCGGGACCGGAGAGCAGCAGACGCAGACCTTCTACGAAGAAACGATCCTGCCGCATCAGATGCGGGTGGCCGAGAAGATTACCAAGCACATCATCCGGCAGGGCTTCGGCATCACTGATTGGGCGTTCCAGTTCAACAAGCGGTCCATTGACGAGAAAGACCAGGCCGAGATTTTCAACATTTACCTTCAAAACGGGGTGTATACGCCCGAAGAGGTGCGGCGGTTGGTGGCTCCGCGCATGCCGGAGCTGGAGAAAGCCGCGGCGTACGAAATCAAAAAGAAATTGACAGGCGCGCGGCAGACCATCGTAACGGCTACGCGGGCGGTAGTGGCCTTGGAGAACCGGTTTGTCGTGGCGCTTGGGGCGAAGTTCAAAGAGATCAAGCGGACGGTCGCCGCCAAACTTCCGGCGCTCAAAGTCTCGGAGCTGCATTCCAAGGTGAGCGGGATCGCGCCCAGCTCTCAGGTAGAAACGCTCCCCTGGCGCTTTGGAACCCTCAAGCGTCCGGTCTTCTCAGAAGCCGTCAAAGGCATCGATGATCTGGAAGTCATTCTGGAATCGGTCGATGAACAGGGAATTGCAACTGTGCTGACGCAGTTCTCGCTCGATGCCGCGCGGCTGGGCCTCAAGACCACCAAGGACCGGATCCGGCTTAAAGACGTCGATGACATCAGCCGGGAATTGGAAGAGACCTTGAAGGCAGGTGCGGTAAGCCTGGCCTCAAATATTTCGATGTCGCTCAAAGAGACTTTGCGCCAGGCGATCCTTGATGGACTCTCCGCCAACGAATCCATCCCGCAGCTCATGGACCGGATCGAAAGCCAGCTCTCAGGCGTCGCCACGATACAGGTGGGGGCCGTGACGGACGAAGCCGGCAACATCATCCGCGCCGCCACCACCCGCCAGCTCTCGGCTGAGACGCTGGCCGAGATGATCGCCAGGACAGAAGCCAACCGGGCCTTTAATGCCGGAAACCTGGACGCTCTGCGCCAGGCCGAAGTCGAGAAAGTTCAATGGCTCTTGGCGTCGGATGCCTGCGAGGAATGCGTGGCGGCCTCCGAAGTGGCGCCGGGCGAAACCAAAGGAAAAGTCATGAGCATGGACGAGGCAGACGGAGTGCTTCCGCAGCATCCAAATTGCAGATGCGTAATCGTAGTTTCGACGGAGGACTTATGAATCAAACAATCGACAGCGTTCTCATCAAA